GTGGACATGGGAAATATACAGAATGACGAGTAGGGCCTCCTGATTTGCCAGTTCTTTCAAAACAAGTAAATCTTACAACAGGACGTATAGTTGAACCAGCTATGGCTAAATCTTCAGGAAAAGAAAATACTCTACCACTTTTTTGTTGGTCAGCGTTTTGAGGTAATGCCAGATTCTTAGCGTCTTTTTCTCTTAACTTTTGTTGTTTTCGTGTCTCTACAAAATCTGCTTTGGCTTGAGCTCGTTTTTTCGCTGCGTCTTTTCCTGGCATATTCTTCTCCGTATAAATACTTAAGTATCTCTATTTATAGGAAAAGTCATGGCTTATCGTGGGAAATATAAAGTTAAGAAACCTGAAAAATATGAAGGTGACTTTACAAACGTAGTATATCGTTCATTGTGGGAAAGACAATTCTTTCGTTGGTGTGAGGCTAATGATGAAGTAGTTCGTTGGTCTTCTGAAACAGTTGTAATACCATATCGATGTAAGACAGATAATAAAATGCATAGATATTTTATGGATTGTAAGGTAAAATTTAAGAATGGTAAAACATATTTGATAGAGATAAAACCCGAATGTCAAGTTCTCCCACCTGTAAAAGGTAAAAAAAGAAAAGATAAATTCCTAAAAGAAGTTCTAACCTATGGAAAAAATCAATCCAAATGGGAACAAGCTGAGAAATATGCCAAGAATCGTGGTTGGGAGTTTAGAATATTTACAGAAAAGACACTTAAATCTCTAGGAATCCGCTTGTTAAATACATAAATAGAGATATGTCACTGTTAAAAAAATATGAAGGTGGGTTATCGTATAACGAGATACAAGCTCATACAGCTAAGTCTCGTAAATGGTATATAGAACAATTAAAGACTCTTAAACTTGGAGCACCTAGTAGATTATTACGAGACAGAGAAACAATTAAAAAGTCGAGGATGATGCCGGGTAGAATGTTTATGTTTACATACGACCCGAAGACAAAAGATACTCTACCTTTTTATGATACGTTTCCTTTGGTAATGGTGGTTGATAAGGTACAAGGTCATCCAGGCTTTTATGGTTTGAATTTCCACTACCTTGAATATAGAAAAAGAGGAATTTTATTAGAAAAATTATTAACGTATAAAAGTGATAATAGATTTGATGAGAAAACTAAATTAAGATTGTCTTATGATTTATTAAAAAGTGCTAGTAGGTTAAGAGAGTTTAAACCATGTTTTAAACATTACTTACCTAGTCAAATTACTAGTCAATTAAAATTAGTACCATCAGAATATTGGGAAACTGTTTTGTTTATGCCTAGTGAAAGGTTTCAAAAGGAAAGTAAGAAAACAGTATTTGCTGATAGTAGAAGGAAGTATACCTAATGGGATTTTTAGATAGAATAGCTAACGTAACGAACCCTAGTAGTATTGATGACTTAAAAGCTGTCATTAATAAACGTACAGGTTTGGCTAGACAAAATAGATTTAATATTATTATGACTCCACCACAAGCTCAGTTTCTTAATAATGATTGGGGTGGATTAATACAACAAGCACTTACAGGTAACCTTGGTCTAAACGATTTTGTAAATGACCCAAGAGATGTTGCGTTATTATGTGAGTCTTGTTCAATGCCAGGTAGAGATATACAAACACAAGATGTACAACATAAAATGGTTGGACAAAATGTAAAGTTTGCAACGGGATACGCAGTAGAAGATGTCAGTATGACATTCTTATTAACAAATGATTATTATCTTAAAAAGGTAATGGAAAAATGGCAAAACACTATTGTAGACCCAAATACTTTTAATGTAGGATATAGGAAAGATTATACATCTGATATAATTATACAACAATTAGATCAGAATAATCGAGTAGTATATGGAGTAAAATTGTTAGAGGCATATCCTAGTAATGTCTCTGCATTGACTTTAGATAATACAGCGGCTGATTCCATACAGAAGATTACTGTCGCCTTTTCTTATAGAGATTATAAACCTGAAGGTGGATTAAACTCTCTAATATCAGGTGGTAAAGGACTGTTGGACAATGTACAAAAATTATTTTAGTATAAAATGAGGAAATAAATAATGGCACTACCAAAACTAGAAACACCAAAATACGAGATGGAAATACCTTCGACAAAACAAGTTGTAGAGTATCGTCCATTTCTAGTTAAAGAAGAAAAGTTATTAATGATAGCTCAAGAAACAAATGACTCTAAAGAAATTATCAGAGTAATGAGAGACATCATTGAAGCTTGTACGTTTAATAAAGTAAAGGCTAACGACCTTACTGTGTATGACGCGGAATATATATTCCTTCAATTACGTAGTAAGAGTGTTGGAGAAAATGTTGAGTTCCAATTAAAGTGTTCAGAGTGTAATACACCTAATCAAGTAACAGTTGATTTAGGAACAGTAAAAATACATGAACCATCTGAAGTAGTAAGTAATAAAATAGAACTTACTGATAAAGTTGGAATGACATTGAAACCTGTCAGTATGAAGAACGCGGCAACAGTAGATAATCAGAGTGATGATATGATTACTAATTTATTAATTAGTGTTATAGAAAACATTTATGATGAAGATAATGTTTACCCTGCTGACAATACTTCGACACAAGAACTTGTAGAGTTTGTTGAGTCACTAAATCATGAACAAGTGACACAGATACAAAAATACATTGCTAGTTTACCTTCTTTACAACATACAATCGTCTTTAACTGTATGAGTTGTAAAACAAAAAATGAACAAGTATTAAATGGGTTACAGGATTTTTTCGTATAAGCCTTTGTCATGATAGCTTAACGAATCATATTCAGACTAACTTTTCTATGATGCAGAATCATGGATATAGTTTAACTGAATTAGAAAATATGTTACCGTGGGAAAGGCAGATATATGTAGCGTTGTTGATTCAACATATCGAAAGAGAGAATGAAAAGGTCAAACAACAAAACAAGGGAAGATAGGTTATGGCAACTACAGATGTAGCTTTACAAAAAGAACAGAAGGCTGAATTAGAAAACCTTAATAAAGGTATTTCTGATTTAATATCTGCTGTCAAAGAAGGTAATGTTAACGCTGCTAAAGACGGTAGTTTCGTTGGTAAAGCTAATGAACAGTTCAAAGAGTTCGGTAGTAATCTTGGTGACATGGCCGATAGATTAAACCCACTAAAACAATTATCAGCAGGTATTGATTCTTTGAAGAGTACTTTCAAAATGCCTGAACTTCCCGAAGCTGTTACTAATCCAATGGGAGCGATTAAAGGTGCATTTGGTAAATTGATGGAGCCTAAAGCTACTAAAGAAGAAATAGCTAATAATGAAATATCTCAAAAACAACTTGGTAAACTAGAAGAATTAGCTGAAGACAACATAAGCATCTTAAGTGAATTACAAGACCAATCAAAGAAACTTGGTCAACTAACTACAGTTGAAACAGATACAGATGTCAGTGACCAAATAAAAATAGAACCAATTCAAGAAGGCCCACAAACTTCATTACTAGAAGCTCCTGAATCTATGGAAGATGGATTCCTAATGGTAGCTGAACAAGTAGAAGATATGAAAAATCTTTTTACTGCTGAAAGTATATATCACGATAACTTCTTTGGACAGAATGGTGTACTAGGTGTACTAAAATCTATAGACGATAGACAGGAAAGATTAGCTTTAAGAGACGACCCTCAAGTAACACAAGTTATGGGCGATGGTGGTGTACCTCAAGGGCCTGATGAAGGTGTAACAGGTAGTGTTCCAAAAGCACTTAAAGGACTTGGTGGTTTAGGAAAAGGATTTGGAGATTTAATTGGTGGAATCGTTGGTGGTATTGGAGACGGATTTAAAAAAGTAGGTAGAAGTTTTAAACAAGTAGCTCTTGGAGCTTTGGCTATAGGATTGATAGGTGCGGCCTTGATACCTTCTGCTAAGGCTTTCCAAATGTTTGGAGATGTATCTTGGAAAGCTGTAGGTATAGGAGTAACTGTACTATTAGCTTTAGTAGGAGCAGTGGCTCTCATAGGAGCCATAATGTCATCAGGTGTAGGTACAGTTGCGATACTAGCTGGAGCTGGTGCTTTAGCCTTATTAGGTTTGGCTCTAGTCCCTGTAGCTAAATCGTTTGAAATATTTGGTAAAGCGTTAAATGAACATTTAGCACCTGCTATACAAAAGATATTACCTTCATTAAGTGCGTTCATAGATAAACTTGGAGATACTGTAGTAACTATTGTAGAAGGTATTGGTAGTGCAATAGCTGATACTATAGATAGACTAGTTCGTTCTGTAGGCCAATTAGGAACTGAACTTACTAGATACAATGACATAGACGCTGGTAATATGTTAAAATTAGGCCCCGCTTTACTATCATTAGCTGGTGGTCTAACTGCACTAACTGCTGGTGGATTATTATCGAGTGTTGGTGGTGGTCTTACTAAACTATTTAGTTTTGGTCAAGCCAAATCTCCATTTGAGAAGTTAGCTGACCTCGGCCAAGCTGGCCCTGGGATACTAGATGCCGCTAATGGTGTAAATATGTTAGGTGATGGTCTAGAAAGACTAAACGAAGTCGCTCAAAAGTTTGCAGATACAAATGTTAAAAAGAATTTAGAAAATACAGTTAAGGCTATAGCCAAAGGTCTTAAAGAAATAGATAGTACGAAACTAAAATCATTAAATGATGTTTTAGATGTATTGATGCCTGAAGTCAATACGGGATTCCAAATGGAAGCTGTTCAAGGACAGTTAAGAGATAGTGAATTGGCTTTGGCTGGAAACAACTCGGCCACCGCGATAAGTGCACCTGTAACAACTAACAACTCGACTAATCAAGTGAATACAAACTTATTTGCTCGTGGTGACCAAGTTAATAGAACAAAAAGGGCGGTAATGACCGCCCGTCCAATTTATGCTTAGAAAGATATTAGTCTTCTTGAGCTAACTTTGCGAAGAAACTCATAGCGTCATCACTTTCTTGTGATTCTACTTTTGGTTCAACGATTGGATTTGGTGTTGGTGTTTCAACAACCTCGTCAAGTTCTACTTGTTCAGCAGTTGATAGTGTTGATTGTACAACAGACTCACCAATAACCTCATACAACTTCTTCTGAAGTTCTGCATAAGACTTATATGTACTTGGGTCAATAAACTCTCCCAAGTCGTGACACTTATTATACACAGCTTCTAGTTTGGCGTCATCACCACCTTGAAACTCTGATACACTAGAGAACTCTGACTTATCGTAGTTACGATAACCTTCGACTTGTCGAATCTTTAACTTGAAGTCAGCTCCACCCCAAAAATCAAATGGATTGATTGGTGTTTCATCTTCGAAGCCAGGATTCATTACATCCATAATCTTGTCGAATATCTTTTTACCATACTCAAACAAGAATACTTTACCCTCGTTTTCGGGATTAGATGGGTCACTCACGACATAAACATTAGATACGTAATGTAGTCTACGTTTACGAGCTCGAGCGATGTTCTTATCTTCCTCAACGCCTGAATTCCACAACTGTGAATTTAGTTCAGACACAGGGTCTTCTTTACCGATTGATGTCAGTGACTTCTCGATATACCAACGACCTGTTGGGCCTTTGAAACCGTGATCCCAATATCGAACCCAAGGTACATCTTGACCTTCTACTGCGGGTAAGAATCGTAGGACAGCATAACCGTTACCGGCTTTGTCTACTGTAGGTTTCCACTTACGGTCATCTCCGTAAGATTTCTTTTCGTTACCACCACCTGCTTTTTCAGCCGCGTCTAACAATTTACTAATTGCGGTGTCTCTAGACGCCTTCATACTTGTATATGACATTTTATCTCCTTCGTATTTACAATGTATTTTATTTTGTATATGCTTATATATTACACTATTTTTGTTAAGATGTAAAGACTTTATATGCAATCTTTTTCATCTTCTTTGTATTTATCCATTGGGATAAAAATGGTTCATGTCTTTTTATTGCTTTGTATGTATTTGGCCAATGTAGTGTTTCTGTATCTCCACTCTTCTCATATTGGTCTGCCCATCCACATATTAAATTCGTTATTACTCTTACTCTAAAATCTATTCTAGCACTAGCAAAAGGTGGTGCCAAACAATCATGTTCAGGCTTACAATGAAAGTCAAAGTCTTTATATGGAAAACCACTATGATGTTCATTC